ACGATATACGCTCTGAATCCCCGCACATATCACCGTGCTGTCGATGTCTCGTTCATTCAACCCAGCGGAATTGATCCCTACACGCAACCCCGTCAGTCTCTGGATCTTGTCGGCGTTCTGTTGCAGCAATTCTTTGCGGTGTGCGACCACCAGAACACGTTGCCCCCACTCAACTGCCTGCCGGATCAGCAACGCAATCACGATGGACTTGCCCGCTCCGGTCGGCAACACGATCAGCGGATTGCCGCGTCCGTCGGTGATGTACTGCCAGGCGGCTTGATTCGCTTCCGATTGATACCATCTCGCTTCCACAGATCCCCTCCCGCAAAACACCCGGCAGCGTTGACCGCTGCCGGGTCTCGAACCCCTCAACACAGAACCATCAGCCGAACGGATTCGCAGGACCTGCAGACGGTACCGGATAGGATGTCTGCGTCATCGGCTGACCGCTCGAACGTTTGGGCGAGTAGCCTTTGACCTGCGCCTTCATCTCGCCCTCGTGCTCACGATGCACCACCGTGACTGTCAGCAGTCGATTGTGCAACTGCTGACTGTCTGTGATTTTTGGCAACCCGAAGGCGTCCATGATCGCCTTCAGCCGCTGCAGTGCAATTGTGCCAGCCGTCCCTGCATGACGGATGCACAAATTGTCCCACAACTTCGCGCCGTTGAACTGGGGATGCCCCTGCACTTCCAACGTCAACTCCAGCATATCCCCGTTGCCCGGCTTTGGGCTTTTTGGTGCCTTCATTTTGCTTTCAACAATCACCGCCTGATAATCACCCTCAGGCAACAGCCGCCGCACAGGCTGCGCCTGCACGTTCGACATATCCAGATCGCTCAAATTCGCCATGACTCATCAACCCTTCGCATCTGAAGAAACGCCACTGATGTGCTGAGCATACGCCGCCCAACTGAATTCAATCTCGCCCGGCATGTTCAACCGGTTTTTCGCCAACGCTGCCGGAGTCTCCACGCACCGCAAATAACGCTCACTTGCACCGCTCGCAATCGTCCGCTCGCGGCTGAACCCCTGATCCTCTTTGCGAGTGTAGACTCGATAGGACGCAAACAGAACTTCGTCACACCACTCTTGAATCAGTGCCGATGCGGTCTCGTGCAACGCGGGCTGGTAACGGTCGTATGAATCCGCTGTCGGGTCATTGTGCTTACGCACCGCCGTATGGGCCAGCAGGATGATTCCGACGTTCTGCGTGCGTCGCATCTGGTCCAAACCATCCAGCAACGAATCCCACAACGCCATTGCCGATTTGTAACCCTCGCCGTAGCGGATCTCGGAGATGTGTTTTTTGCCAGCTTTCCCGGCGACTTCACCATGAATGAGTGACTCCAGCCAATCGACGGTGTCAATCGCAATCCATTTGAATCCGTGGTTTGCGTTCGCGAACAACCATGACAGCGCACCCATCAAATCTGCATGCGTCCGCAGGTGCTCTGTCTTTGCACAATCAATGTCGTTGAGTCCGTCCTCCAAATTCAGAAACAGCACGTCCGGTGCCTGCGCGGCCCATGACGATTTGCCGATGCCATGTGTGCCATACAGCATCACCCTCCGCGGCACCACCGTTTTACCCCTCGTGATTTTCATTCGTCACCTTTCCCCTCATCACTCCCAGAACCTGATTCGCCGACCGCCGGCCAATCAATCGCATCTGTGCTCAATCGCTCACGGTACTCCGGATGAATCCGTCGAGGAATACCCCACGGCATTTCACCAGGATCCCAACGGCTGTGCGGACCGTCGCGTCCGTATTCCCTCGCCTCACGCTCCTTCGCTCCGTCCTCGACGGCACCAAAAAATGGGGCGAATATGTTCTCGCTCATGCCGTCCTCGTCACCGTAAATCGTCGGGTGTTTTCCTGCGGTGTGATCACCTCAATCACCGTCCACCTGTATCCCGTCAACGCCAACATCTTGCGCACCGCCAAATCTGCCCGATACTTGGTAGGCAGTTGATAGGATTCGCCGATCTCCAGCCATCGCAGCTTTGCGGCCATCCGCTCATCGCCGACCATATGCACCCTCCTGCAACTCCGACCGCAGAATGTGCGCGTCCTTCGGTGCCACGATTGCCAGTCGTGCCTTGTCGTTGCGGATCTCCACCAGCGTAATCTGCAGCTTAACGCCGTTGCAGTCGATCACTAACGATTCCTGTGGCTTTCGGCTGATCACCAACCGGCTGCATCCCTCCGGCTTCTCTGGCAACAAATGTTCCGGCGTCGGCTCCGGGATGTCGGGTGCATCGTGCGGGAGTGCTGCGACTTGTGGTTTCGTGCGTTTCATTGTTTGTATTCCCTCACTGTTAAAGGTCATTCGCCCGGATCGCACTTGCGAATCCGGATCTCTGTTAGCGGTGTGTCTGACCATCGCTTGCTGATGTATGCCAGTGCCACCTGTGCATCGTCGTTCCACACCCCGCAATCCGTCAACGCGTCCTCGACCGCCTTCAGCACGTTGTCCGCATCCGGTTTCGCCCCGTGCAAAATACCCTGCGACTCGGATCGTTTTTTCTTGCTCCACGACTTCGGCATTTCGAACCGGCAATACACCGACAACTGAACCGGGCCCGCAATTGTTTTCCACTTGCCAGCCGCCTCAATAAACGCGGCCTTAATCGCGGCTTTGTATGCGTGTACCGGATGCTTGCTCGGCAGATACACCATACTCCGTTTGCCGATCGTTCTGACTCTGTGCCGCGGTTGTGCCACTGGCTCACCCGGCACGATGAAGTTCAACTCAGTGCTCAAAATCCGTCCTCCCCGTTTGCGTGTCTCTGACATAATGCGATCGTGGAACACTCCACGCTGTCGGCTGTTCTCGCATGTCCCTCTGTTGCCGGACTTCCTCCGACCATTCCTTCTGAATCTCCAGACACCGCTGCCGGATTTCCTCCGGCGTCGGGTCTGCCGCTGGTGGTCTCTGCGGATCAGGATTGACGGCGTTTGCCGGTGCCCAGACCCGATTGCCATTCCGCAAATCGACAACATACACCACTGCGCCCTGCTCACCCTCAATGACTCGGGCAATCTTGCCCGCTTGCCACATGCCGTCACCCTCAGCCACTAGCACACGCTCACCCAGTCTCCGAATTCGGTTCGATTTCTTCGGCATGTCCTTCGCCTTTCTGTCGAAATGAAAAACCACCGGCGAATCATTCGCCACGGGGATCAGCCGCCAGCGGACCTGATGCAGTGCTGCGGTGGTTGTTGTTGTTCATCGTGCGATCACCTTCGGATCGCGCTGTTTGCGTTCTGTCTTTGCCACCAGTTCTGAGGACTCCGTCTTGACTCGGAGCATACTCAACTGCTGCGCCTGTTTGCAAATCGTCGCTGTGACGGCCTCACGCTGTGCAGGTGGCAGCTTGCTGGCGTCCACCGCCATCAATCGCCTATGTGCTCGCCGCATCAATCGCATTCCGTCGCGGAACCGCTTCGGATTGTAGTCTGCCGCTTCCACGTCCGTCAGAATGACCAGCCCCTCAGCCTGAATGCGGATGCTCAGTTCTCGCTGATGCAGTCGCCGCAGGTGCTTCTGGAGGTCCTGCATGGCTCGCAACATGACCAACTGAAAACCGACCGGGTCGCGTCGTTCGTTTGCGCTATATCCTGTTTCCACTGTCTCCCGGCTGATGATGTCGCCGGGTTTAAGATCGTCGCTAAATTGCATTGTAATCCCTCTGAAAACCTTGCCAAACCCCACCAGACCATACCCAACCTTACGCTGCCACACCATTACATTCGCGTCACCGCCACCAACTCGAAAGAGTCCTTGCCTTGCCAATCACCGCCGCACCAAACCTTAGCCAACCTTACACTGCCACACCTCAACCATTCGCGTCACGCCACCAACTCAAAAGAGTCCCTGTCTTGCCAAGCCCTGCCCTGCACTGCCACGCCTCGCCTCGCGAGGCCAAAACATTCGCGTTCGCCACCAACTCAAAAGAGTCCTTGCCATGCCCCGCCGAACCCAGCCTTGCCCAGTCGCACACTGCCCTGACTTGACATTCACGGAAGCCGCCACCAACTCAAAGAGTCCCTGCCTTGCCGGACCCGACCCCGCCAAGCCGCGCCCCACCAAGTCTTGACTAGTCGCACAGTCCGACCTGCCGGCCAGCGTCATCAATCGCCGTCCGCAACTGCTCCACGGTAATCTGATCTTCCGCCCAGTGCACCGTGAAGGTTGCCGCCCACTGGTTGAATCGCGGTCGCGTCCTCATCACTCGTGCCTGCCCCACCTTGACGCCTCGAACGTCGGCGTAGGTGTCGGCTTTCTCCCACAGTTCCGCTGGCGTCAGTTGCTCGCCGTACTCCAGCACAGCCGCATCCCAGACGGACATTGCAGCCTTGAAGGCCTTCCCCAACTTTGCCTTTTTGGCACCCTCGACCAGTGCGGACTCAATCACCTCTGACGGCAGAATCACGCGCTGTTTGTCGTCGAGATACAGCCCGGCCAGAAACTCCAGCCGCTGCAGTTCCATGTGGTGTTCGTCCGTCTTTGTGCGAACACTGGTGATCTTCTTCATCTCCTTCGCCAATGGGTTCAACGGGTTCGCCAACTGCCCGTTGTGCATCAGGATAGGAGCAATTCCGCTGATCGTGATCGTCGTTTCCATCGTCGTTTCCCCTCGTAAAATGTCACTCACTCATGCCGAAAAATCGCCCGCGCTCGCGGGCAGTAATAGGATGTCACTTTGCCTGGCTGGCCCTGCCGCACGATCTCGCTGCCGAGTGCTGCCAGGTCCCGCAGATCCCGCAGAAACATGCGTGCCCCGGTGTACTGCAGGATCTCGATGCACTCGTTTTTCGTGCGTCGTCCAGTGCACAGGAATGACTCCAGATGGCGCAAGCGCAGCAGAATTTGCAGGCGGTTTGGGTGTGTCACGATCGCATCTCCACGAATGTCTTGATCACTGCCAAATACGCCGCTTTCATGCCCTCGCAATGGTGGTCCATTGCCGTGCCGTCTGCCTCCAGCACCCGCAGGTTGTCGCGTGCGTCGTCCAACAGCTGCTCCAGTTGTGCGACCTGCGACCGCAATTGCTGCGCTGCGGTGAACTCGGTTCGCCATTCGGCCTGCAGTTGCTCGATCTTTGTTGCCTGCTCAATCCGCAACGTCTCGGACTGCGAATGCGCGTCAGTCGCCGCAGTACGCCATGCCTGTGTTTGCTGCAGTTCTGTCCGCAGCCGATCAATCTCGGCTGTCTTTTCGTTGAGCGCCTCATTCGTCGAAATATAACGCTGCGCCTGCTCAGTGCGTTTTGTTTCCGCTGCCAATCGCTCCTCCAACTCATAAATAATCCGTCCCGGATCGTCGCTCACGCCGCCTGCAACCGCTGTCGCGCTTTCCGTTTGTGCGACTGTGACCAGTGGCGCAATGAACCTCACCAGATCCTCCGGGGACTCCCTGCCAGCGACGCTGCTGCCGTCGTCCCCAAAATGGTACACACCATCCGTCCACTGTTGCCCACCGACTGACTGACATTGTGTGACCAGCACACGTTGCCCGCGTCTATTCCGCCACGCTCCCTCACATGCCTGAATGCTCACAGCCCCCGCCCTCCGTTATCGCCACGCACCCGTCGCACTGGCTTCTGTGGTCGACCACCGACCACCAGCCGCGCGAACAAATCCAGCCCCGCAACAATCAGCACCATCCCCGCCACGCCAGCGAAACACCCGCAGCAGAACCCAAACTGCACGTCATGGTTCCACAGTGCCTGCCATTTTTCCGCATTGCTCATGGCCCGTCCTCCATCTGAATTGCCACAAGAATTGCCACGACTGCCGCCAACGCGGCTGCAATGATGTCCTGCATCACTCAGTCCCTCACTCAACAACTCGCAGAGAAAATCCCCGCCGCACGGTGCAGCGGGGGAAGGTGTTGCCCAATCAACCAGCATCCGGCGTACGGTCCAGCCAGTAACCGCTGATGGTACGGCCAGCCTGATCCCACGCAATGACTCGATAGCCGCCGCTGCTGCCACCGTAGCGGCTCATGCCGGACTGGTAGGATGCTGTCAGGCTCTTGGCGGCCTTGCGAGCGGCCTGCAGACTGTTGCAGATTCGTGCCACTCGTACGTTGTCGCCGCTTGCGTACATGCCTTGAGTCGGTACCACTGCGTATGTCGTTGTGCTCATGATCTCGTTCCCTCGCTCAAATCGCCATCAGAGAAATCCCCGTCAGCCAATCTGACGGGGAAGGTGTCAGGATCAGACCGTCCGCAATCGCACGCATCCCAAAGCATCGCTGAGCAGCTGATATCGCAGGTCGTCGGCCTCTGCCATATCGCCGGTCAAATCGCCGTCCGCGTCCACAATCGGATACCAGCCCCAGCAGCACGGGCAGGTGTTGGCCAGCTCGACCGTCATGTGCTCACCGATGTGTGCCTGCGCCCAGTCCTGCAGCGAATCGCGTTCGGTCCGCTCACGCTCCAGGCTGCACAATGCCTTGGCTCCGGCGTCGTTTGCTGCGTTCGCCTCAGTCTCCCAGATCAGCAGTCGGTCGCGTTCCCACTCGCCCCGCACCAACTCGTCTGCGTCGTATCCACGGCCAGCCAGCAGCACTTCGGCGTGGATTGCGGCTTCGGTGTAGTTGCTGAACGTGCCCAGCAGTTCGGTTTCGTTGCCGCTGGTGAATCGGATTGTGTAGCTGCTCATGATCTCGTTCCCTCAATCTCGTGTTGTCGTCTGGTCCCGCGTTCCGCACTTTGCGTCTCGCATGGTGGGATAGTACGTGTATCGACACCACGTGTCAACCCCCTGCACAAAGATTTTCAGAAAATAAATCCAGAACGTCAAAATCACCGTGTCCTCCGAATCTGAAACGTCGTGTCATTCAACCTCTTCGCTCGAAACCTTAGACTGTGCTTAAAATTCCGCTGCACTCGCCTCACGTCCCGCAGCTCCACGTTGTCCACTCGCCCAACGCAATCGACGCCCATCCGGCGAATCATGCCGACGATTCGCAGGTACTGCTCCTCCCGATGGATAACACGCCTGCATCGGCAGAGTGTTTTGAGCACAAACGTCTTGCCGCCCTCCACGATTACCCTGAAACGATACCCGCGGCCCAGTTGTTTCGCGGCTTCGTTCGCTCGTGCCACGGCGTGTTCCAGACTTAACTGATCCGTACACGGGAACGGCTTTGATTTGCCGACTTTCCAGTCTGGACTGTCAGCAATCCGTACAATCTCCCGACGGCTGACCGTGATGCCGTCCAGACCGATCTTCGTGCGCAACGCGGTCCCGTCGTCAGTGCATTCGTTATAGAACGCTATGACTCGCCGCAGTGGCGTGAACCGCTCTCGCGGAATCTTCAGCAGGACGGATGAACCCACGGCCAGCAGATGCAGGCTGTGTTGTTCAATGACGGGGTGAAGTCTCATGGTGTCACCTCGCTCAGCAGTGCCATCACGCTGTCAATCCAGTCAGACACTGGCGACTCATGCTGGTAGACTGGCCGGCCATCGCTCGCCGCCTGAAACTCACAGGCACCTCGCCACACGTCCGCACGCTCCACCGCAATCCTATCACTAAGGGTCAGTGTGATTCCCAGCGCTCCCCTCAGTTGCTGGTCAATTCTGGTTTGCTCGTTAACCAATAGGCCATTCGTGTACGGCCTCACCACGTCGCCCGTGAGGATTTCGTGACAGTCGTGCAACAGTCCCCACAGTCTCGCGCTTGCTGGCCATCCGGCCAGCCTATCATACACCGCCAGCGAATGCTGCAGCACAGAGCAGCCGACCGCCTGCCCGCCGAATCGGTTAATTCGGTGCAGGCATTCCGCGACTCTCTGCGGATCGTTGCGGATTGCTTCCGCTAATTCCTCGGGTGTTTGGATTAGGCTCATGGTACCTGCCCCTCCGCGTCGTCCTCGATCAACCGCATCCTCAGCCCCTGCACGCTGCCCTCGATTTTCGCTATTCGCGTCAGCACGTCACAC